GGCAGACGCGCAGCTCGTTGACGTAGCGCCAATCGGAACAGACGACGGTCTCGGGGGAGGGCTGGTCGTGGTGCTTCATCACCGGGCACCAGTTGGCGAAGTGGCGGGCGAAGACGTCCCTGTCCATGCGCCGTGCGAACTTGCCCGCGTGGACGAGGAAGTCGCGGTTATCGACCTTGAAGTCCTCCTTGAAGAAGTCCCCGTCAAGGCCGAGGTAATCCATGTAGTGGTTCGCGGCCTCCTTGAGGGCGTCGGCGAAGTTGATGTGCTCGGCGGGTCGCTGGGACCACTCAAGGATGCCGGAGGCGAGCGTGTCCTTGCCCGCCCTGGCGTAGCCTGCGATCAGGACGAGCGTCGGGGCGGCCCTGGGCGTGGGTGCTTCGGTCACGGGATTAGAAGGGGACGCCTTCGGGGGGCAGCGGCTCTTCGGGGGCGGTCGGCTTCTGGGAGCCGCGCGGGTAAGTCATCTTGTACTTGTACTGAGGCTTGCCCTGCCACTCGCCATTGGCCTCGACCTCGACGCCGACGAGGATGGTCTGGCCGCAGGCGGGGGACAGGTACTCCAGGTACTCGGCAGGGGTCGCGTCGAGTCTGATCTCGTTGGTATACTTGCCGGAGAACTTGCCGACGAGCATGGCGAGGGCCTTGCCGTATTTGCTGGAGAAGTTCTTGGACAGGCAGAAGCCTTTGTCGTCGACGAAGAACAGGCGGCAGGACGTGGTGCCGTCCTCCCACTGCTTGACCTTCTCGAACTTGGGCTTGATGAGTTTCAGTTTGTACGTGCCGTTCGTGCTGATGGACGTGAGCGGGGGGCGGTCGTTGTTATCGGTGGTCATGGTATTAGGCGAAGTTGATGTTGGTCGCGGCGCTGGGCTTGGCGGCGATGTCGATGGTGGTGATCTCGGTCTGGTAGCCGGGCCAGTTGCCCGAGGCGGTGCATTCCTTGTAGAGGGTCAGCGCGCGCTCGAAGTCGAAGGCGGCGCCGGTCATCAGTTCCGGCCCGAGCTCATAGACGGCGTGGGCGTAGGGCGGCTCCTTCTCGACGGCGATGAAGCGGAAGCCGAGCACCCGGCACTTGTAGGCGGACTCGACGGCGTGGCGGTAGAAGTAAGCCTGGAGGGCGTACTTGTATTTGCGGACGGACTGAAGGAAGCCGTGCGGGCTGGCGTCCTCGCAGGTCTTCAAATCGTAGATGTAGCCGTCGTCGGAGATGCCGTCGATGGCGCACTTGACCAGGGTGTCGCCAAGGAAAGCGGTGAACATGACCTCGGTCTTCGTCAGGACGATGCCGTTCTGCTTCATGCAGGCCGCAGCGGAGTTGGCCACGGCGTCGACGAGGGCACCTTCTTCGGCGGTGAGGATGGCCTTGCCTTCGTTGGCGGTGACGAACTCGGCCCACTCGGCCTTGCCTTCCTTCGTGCGCTTGTCCACGTCCGGGGCGATGGCGTGGGTGGCGTTGTAAGCGTCCAGCCCTTCGAGGGCGAGCTTGTGGACGGCGGTGCCGACCCGGAGAGCCTTGGACTCTTCGCGGGTGCGGTTCAGGTAGGCTTGGTAGTGAGCCGGAGACTTGAGCAGTTCCTTGGCTCCGCTCTGGTTGAGGGCTTCGATGCCGTCGTAGACGACGCGTTCGGTGATGAGGTCAGGCATGGTGATCGGTGTTTGGTGTTCTGGGTTGTGGTGGGAAATCAGAGGGAGTCGTCCTCAGGGGCGGACTCTTCGACGCTGGCGGAGATACGGCGCACGTCCTCAAGGGCGGCCTCGCCGGCATTCTCCATGGCTTCAAGCGTGTTCCGCAGGACGCGGAGCTGGACGACGAGCACGTGGACGCGGTCGTGCAGAGGCTTGACTGCGGCGGACTCGTCAGCCGTTTCGACGTGATCCGTGAAGACGCTGAGTTCGGTGAGCGCAGCGGAAGCAAGGTCGGAGACGACGGCGAGGTCTTCGCAGTGCATCTCGACCCGGGAGGCGAGCGACTTGACGATGGCGAGGTCGCTGGTGACCTTCTCGACGAGTCGTTGGATGTTGTCGCGGTTGGTCATTGGCGGACGGGCGTGAAGGTAAGTTCCTTTATCTCGCCGTTAGGGGCAAGCGTGAAGTAGCGGACATCGGAGCGGACGAGCGACGGGTAGGTCTTGCGCTTCCACGCGTTCAGGTCGGTGAGGAAGTCGGCGTGCTTCCTCGCGGTCAGTTCGACGTAAGGGTAGCCGTCCAGGAGAAGGAGGAGGGCGTACTGATTGCGGATGGTCAGGGCGATGCGCTCGATGCCCTTTGGGGTGGTGCTCATTTCTTGGCGTAGGGGGAGGGCAGGCGGAAGCCCATGCGTCGGGCGGCGTAGTAGACGGAGTAGCGGGAGATGCCCGTCTGCTTCACGATCTGCGGAGCGGGGAGGGTGGCCAAAGCGGCCACGGCCTCCTTCACCGAACCCCACTTGCGGCGGGTTTGCTTGCTCACGGCTGGGGCTTGTCCTCCTTAGCGGCGTTCCAGAAATCCCATACAGAATCGAAACTCAAACCATCCAATTGTTCAGCCATCGCATCCCCGGCCTTTGTCAGCCGCTCGACCTCGGCCTTGAGGCGTTCAATCTGGTTCTCAAGGTCTTGGTTCTCTCTGGCTCGCTCGTTGCAAGCCACGCCGCTGTCGGCAACCATGTCCTTCCAAGCCTCGACCTCGGCCTTGAGCCTGGCATTCTCTGCTTTCAAGCGATTGATTTCCGCCCTGTTGTCTGTGATGGTGTGCTTCACGATTGCTTGCCCCCCTTGACGGTCTTGGCTTTCTCTGCCAATTCATTTAAAGTTTTGCAATCTTGTGAAATCATCAACGCCTCAAATGCCTTACGATGAATCAAAAGCATTTCCTCGGCAGCCTGTTCAAGCGGAGATTTTTCGCTCATCACAGTTGCCCGGTCTTTGCGCGGTTCCACTTGGCGATGGTGGCGATGCAGCAGGCCTTCGAGATGGCGTCGAACTGGCAGAGCTCAGACTGCATGATGTCATCGAGGACGCGGGCGAGTTCGTTGCCAGCGTAGATGATGTTCTTGCGCTTGGCCTCTTCGGCGGCGAGGAGGTTCTGGCTGTGCATGGCGCCCATCGCGGCGGAGACCGGGTCGAAGGGGTCGAAGTCAGGCTTGCTCATTTGGTCAGCGGGCGGGGGGTGGGGGAGAAGGCAGGGGCGGAGGGAGAAGAGGCCGCAGAACGGAAGCCAGAGGCCACGGCGCCGTCATCGTCGAGGTCGACCGAGATGCCGCACGCGGTCTGGATGGACTGGCGGCGGATGTAGGTGATGGCCCCGCCGATCTGCTGGTCGGTCAGACCCTCGGCCTTGACGAGCAGGGTGCCGAAGTCGAAGCGTTCGCCGGAGGAGTGCAGGAACGCCGTGGAGACACCGACCTTGCCGTCCTGGCTGACGAGCGTCTGGATCAGGGCGAGGTCGTGGTCGAGCAGCACCGGCTTGATGGCGTCGAGCAGCGCGTCGAGGGAGACGTACTTGGCCTTGAAGGCGGGGTTGATTTTGTTGGCCTTCACGTTGTCCAGGGCGGCGAGCGCTTGGACGAGGGAGGCGGTGGCGGAGGATGTGGGCTGTTTGCTCATGGTGGAGATTATTTGGAGGCTTCGGCCTTGGTTACTTCACCGGCCTTGATGGTGGCCTCGATGTCAGCGAGGGACATCCGGGTGTAGTCGGGGACGAAGAGGTTGTAATACGTCACGCCGTTGCGGACGGTGGGGGTCAGGAGGCGGGCGACCTTCTGATCGGGTAAAACAATGTAGGACGAGTCCGCGATGATGCGGTATTCAGTGGGAAGTTTGGAGTCTTTCTTCATGGGGAGATTAGTTGATGACGCCGCGGGTGGCGGAGTCGAAGATGAGAAGGGCGTCGGCGTTCCAGAGGGTGACGTCCTGCGTGGGGAACAATTCGGCAGCGCGTGCCTTGAGTTTGTTTTTCCATTGGGTCGTGGTCAGTTCGCCCTTAGTGCCGCAGGTGTGCGTCTTCTGCCAGACGGCGGGACGGATGCGGTGAATCTTCCAGCCCATGGCGACGGCGGCGCCGTAGAGGACGCCGGTGTTCCACATCAGTTTGCCGATGGCGGAGCCAGGGATGTTCTTGCCGGCGAAGAGCGGAGGTTCCTCGAGGTAGAGGCTGACGTCCTTGGCCTTGCAGCTGAGATCGGCGAGCAGTTGGCAGACCTCTACATCGGAGGCGGGCATCTTAGCGCATTCGACCGGGTCGCCGTCTGCCGACCAGACGATGCCGCCATTCACGCCAGGGTCGATTGCCACGATGAGATGTGCCACGGCAAGACCCTTTATCGCGGCTTGGCTAAGGACAAGCGGAAAAGGTTAGCCACGCGGAAAGCGTAGCCGTTAGCCCGGAAGCCTTGGGCCTGAGCGGCGGTCCATCCGACATTCCAGACGAGGGCCATCTGTTCAGGGGTCGGGTCGGTCATGCCGACGCG